CGTAAACGCCCTGCTGGATGAGTACAACAACGCCTCAGAGAGCAAAACCCGCATTCAGGCGCTCTCCAAGCTCGGTGAAGTAGACGGTGTGGACGCTTTCAAGAAGCGAACCGAGACCACCCACATCATTAAGCCCATCGAAGAGGTGGAAAAGGAGCTTATGTCGGTGCTGGAGGGCATCGAATATCGGGTAATTGAGGAAAAGGAGGTAGTGGGTGGTTAAGTTGGCCGCTAAAGAGACGGTGCAGGACCGTCTTTCGTACTGTGATCCCTGCGAACACAATAAATTAGGCATCTGCAAGCAGTGCGGATGTCTTATTCAGGGAAAAACCCGACTTGCTGACACATCCTGCCCGCTGGGATGGTGGGGCAAGGAAGAATTTGGCCTTAAGTCGTTGGTTGAAGACTAAAACTAGTGCAACTAACTGCTGAAAACCTGCAAAAACTGAAGTTGGCGCTGCCAAACCTACCGGACAAAGAGAAACGGCGGGTGGCGGAGCTTCTGAAACAGTACCAAAGCCAGATTACACAGAAGTTGGGCAAGGATTCTTTCTTAGACTTCATCCACCATGTCTATCCCGGCTACAAAGTAGGTCCACATCACAAAAGACTGGCGAAGATTTTCGAAGAAATTGCCGATGGGGTGAAAAAACGCGTAATTGTTAACATTGCGCCGCGACATGGTAAGTCTGAGATGATTTCTTACCTAGCTCCGGCGTGGTTTCTGGGAAAATACCCACAGAAGAAAGTGATTATGGCGTCCCACACTGCCGACTTGGCGGTGAACTTTGGTAGACGCGTACGTAACTTGGTCGGGAGTGACCTGTACCGTGATATTTTCCCTACCGTCGAGCTTCAGGCTGATTCAAAAAGTGCTTCTCGTTGGGGCACTAATTTTAACGGTGAGTATTTCGCTATTGGTGTCGGCGGTGCTCTTGCTGGTCGCGGTGCCGACCTCTTTATTATTGATGATCCTCACTCTGAGCAGGAAGCTAAGCAAGGACGTGCAGATGTCTTTGAACCGGCTTGGGAGTGGTTCCAGTCAGGTCCCGTACAACGACTAATGCCGGGCGGTGCGATTATCGTGGTGATGACTCGTTGGTCCAAGATGGATCTGACGGGCAAGATCATCGACCACATGACTAAGAATGAAGAGGCGGATGAGTGGGAGGTCGTAGAGTTTCCGGCCATCCTGCACGATAAACCCCTCTGGCCTGAGTTCTGGGGTATTGATGAATTGCTGGCTAAAAAGGCCAGTATGGACGTGCGGTATTGGCAAGCCCAGTACATGCAGGAGCCAACCTCCGAAGAGGGGGCGCTCATCAAACGAGAGTGGTGGCAGGTGTGGGAGAAGGATGACCCTCCGTCCTGCGAGTTCGTCATTATGAGCCTCGACGCCGCCCAAGAAAAGAACACCCGTGCGGACTTTAATGCCCTACTCACGTGGGGCGTGTTTAAAAATGAGAGCACGCAGAACTACAACATTATTCTGTTGAACTCGGTCAAAGAGCGACTGGAGTTTCCGGACCTCAAAGCTTTGGTACTGGAGCAGTACAAGGAATGGAACCCAGACAGCTTTATTGTGGAGAAGAAATCCAACGGTGCGGCTCTCTACCAAGAGATGCGGCGGATGGGTGTACCGATCAGTGAGTTCACGCCGGGTAAGGGTCAGGACAAGATCAGCCGAGTTAACGCGGTGACGGACCTGTTTTCGGCGGGTATAGTCTGGGTGCCCGACAGACGTTGGGCATGGGAGGTCGTGGAGGAATGTAATGATTTCCCCTCCGGGTCGAACGACGACTTGGTGGACGCGACCACACTCGCCTTACTGCGCTTTCGGCAGGGGGGCTTTATTAGGTTGCCATCGGATGAGCCGGAGCCAACGAAATGGTTCAAGAGCCACCGAGGCGCTGGGTTCTATTAGGAGATTTAAATGGCCGTCGATAAAAGTTTGATGGAGGCTCCCCAAGGCATCGCGGCTATGGCTGCGGAGATGGAGCCGATTGAGATTGAGATCGTGGACCCCGAAGAGGTCCGCATCGGCATTGATGGGATGATGATTGAGTTGGAGAAGGCAGAGCCTCGCGCTGAGGACTTTGATGCCAACCTCGCCGACTACATGAGCGAGAGCGAGTTGCAGAGCATGGCCTCTGAACTCATCGGGCATTACGAGCAGGACCTCGCGAGCCGCAAAGACTGGCTGGATACGTACGTCAAAGGTTTGAAGATTCTTGGCATTCGGTACGAGGATCGGACAGAGCCGTGGCCGGGTGCGTGTGGGGTGTTCCACCCGCTCCTGATGGAGAGTGCGGTCAAGTTCCAGTCTGAGACTATCATGGAGACGTTCCCGGCGATGGGGCCGGTCAAGACCAAGATTGTCGGCAAAGAAACCCCGGAGAAGAAAGATTCTGCGATCCGCGTTGCGGATGACATGAACTATCAACTTACCGAGGTGATGAAGGAGTATCGCCCGGAGCATGAGCGCATGTTGCTCAGCATGTCGCTTGCGGGTAACGCGTTCAAGAAGGTGTACTACGACCCGTCACTGGGCCGTCAGACTTCGATCTATATCCCCGCTGAAGATATCGTGGTGCCGTACGGTGCTGCGAACCTTGAGACGGCAGAGCGTGTTACGCATCGGATGCGTAAGACGAAGAATGAACTGCACAAGCTTCAGTACGCAGGCTTCTACCGTGATGTGGATCTGGGCGACCCGGTTCGTGTCATGGACGAGGTTGAGAAGCAGAAGGCGGAGGACCAAGGGTTCTCGGCGTCGATGGACGATCGGTTCCAGTTGCTGGAGATGCACGTCAACTTGGACTTGGCGGGCTATCCGGACGTGGATGATGACAACAATGAAACAGGGATCGCACTACCGTATGTGGTGACGATTGAGAAGGGTACAGGCACGGTTCTGGCGATTCGGCGGAACTGGAGAGAAGATGATGAACTTAAAGAGAAACGACAACACTTCGTCCACTACGGATACATACCCGGATTTGGATTTTACTACTTCGGCCTTATTCACCTCATCGGGGGACATAGTAAGGCTGCAACCTCGCTCCTTCGACAACTTGTCGATGCAGGAACTCTCAGTAATCTCCCCGGAGGCCTCAAATCTAGAGGACTACGAATTAAAGGAGACGATACTCCGATTGCACCGGGAGAATTCCGAGACGTAGACGTACCTTCGGGCGCGATCAAAGACAACATCCTGCCGCTTCCGTACAAGGAGCCATCGCAGACTTTGGCGATGTTGATGGATCGTATTGTCGAGGAAGGACGCCGCTTCGCTGCGGTGTCGGACCTAAAGATCTCCGATATGTCTTCGCAGTCTCCGGTAGGCACTACGCTCGCAGTCCTTGAGCGTGTATTGAAAGTGATGACGGCGGTGCAGGCTCGCGTGTATTACGCGATGAAGCAGGAGTTCAAACTGCTGGCGGGCATCATCCGTGACAACACTCCGGATGAGTATTCGTACGAGCCGGAGGTCGGTAAGGCGAGTGCTAAGAAGTCGGATTACGACAACGTCGATGTCATTCCGGTATCTGATCCCAACGCGTCCACCATGTCGCAGAAGGTGGTGCAGTACCAAGCCGTATTGCAGTTGAGTCAGACCGCGCCGCAGCTTTATGACCTTCCGTATCTACACCGTCAGATGATCGAGACTTTGGGCGTGAAGAACGTCGATAAGATCATCCCGATGCCGGAGGATCAAAAACCTCGCGATCCGGTGACAGAGAACATGGATGCCATCACGGGCAAACCGCTCAAGGCGTTTATGTACCAAGACCACGAAGCACACATTGCGGTGCACATGGCTTTGGGACAAGACCCGAAGATGGCGCAGATGATTGGACAGAATCCGATGGCGCAGCAGATCACACAAACACTGCAGGCGCACATCATGGAGCACGTGGCGTTCCAATACCGCCGCGAGATCGAGAAGCAGTTGGGTGCCAGCCTCCCGCCGCTTCCGCAAGACGAGAACGAGGAGTACGACCTGCCGCCAGAGATCGAGGTTCAACTATCTCAGATCAGTGCTGCGGCAGCAGCGAGACTCTTGCAGAAGGATCAGGCCGAAGCGCAGATGCAGCAGGCGATGCAGCAGATGCAGGACCCCCTTGTTCAGATGCAGCAGATGGATCTGCAGATCAAGCAGATGCAGGCCGAGACCAAACGGATGCAAGCGCAGATGGAAGCTCAGGCCAAACAAGAAGAGCTTCGTCTCAGAGAGCAGCAGATCCTGCTCGATGCAGCCGCCAAAGAAGACATCAACCGTCTCAGAGAAGCAGAAATCTCTGGCCGTCAGCAGCTTGAAGCCGCCCGTCTCGGTGCGGAGATTGAGCAGCACAAGGCGGAAGAGTCGAACTACCAGCAACTTGAAGGGACCCGGTTGGGCGTTGAGATTGCCAAGGCGAAGGACCAGCAGGAACAACGCCGGATCAATCCAATGGCTAGCAGTCCCAAATCGGGGAAAGAAGGCAAACCAAAGGAGTAATTAATGGGTTATTCAAACGCTCTGGAATACTTGGACTCAAAACTCCAAGACGAGCGCACATTGATCGTAGAAACGCTAATCCAAGGCAAATTGGATGAGGCGGAGTACAAAAGACTTTGCGGGGCGTTACAGGGTCTCGACCTCGCACGGAACCACATCAAAGACCTTGCAAAACGCTTGGAGCGCGACGATGAGTAATATTGACGTTGAGAAGACGCAGGAAGAAGCCAAAAAGGCATCGCAATTGCCTGACCCGAAGGGCTACCGAATTCTGTGTGCAGTACCGCACGTAGAAGAGGAGTACGAAGGCGGGATTATCAAAGCTGAGGACACCAAACGCACCGAAGAGATGACCACGGTTGTCTTGTTCGTTATCAAGATGGGTGACCTCTGCTATCAGGATAAGGACCGCTTTCCGACTGGAGCTTGGTGTAAGGAGGGCGACTTTGTGTTGACCCGCCCCTACGCTGGCACCCGGTTGGTCATCCACGGACGTGAGTTCCGCATCATTAACGACGACACGGTGGAAGCGGTTGTAGACGACCCCCGTGGCATCCGTCGCGTTTGAGGTAAAACATCATGGCTATTGAGAGAGAAGAATTTAAGTTCCCTGATGAAGTTGAAGAAAAAGCTGAACAAAAACAAGAAGATAACGACGATATCTCTATTGAGATCGAAGACGATACCCCAACAGAAGACCGGGGCCGCGTCCCTATGCCCAAAGAGGTTGTAGAGGAACTCGATAACGACGACCTTGAGGAGTACTCCGAGAAGGTCAAGAAGCGCCTCTCCCAGATGAAAAAGGTCTGGCACGACGAGCGCCGAGAGAAAGAGCGGGCTATCCGGGAGCGTGAAGAAGCTCTTCGGTTTGTTCAGTTACGAGAGCAGGAGTTCAAACAGCTTAAGGAACGATCTGAGGTCGATAAAAAGGCTGTTAGAGATCACGCTATTAAGACCGCAAACGTCGAGCTTGGCGTTATTAAAGAACGGTTGAAACAGGCTTACGAGGCCGGAGATTCCGAACAGATCGCCAATGCTCAGGAGGCAATGACTGATATCAAGTTGCGCCTCCAACGTATAGAACATTTCGCACCTGCTTTACAAAAAGCAGAGGAAAGAGTAGAACAGCCTCAACAGGTACCGACGCCCCAAGTTGCTCCTGAGCCACAAGCGGACCCAAAAGCCGTTGCGTGGCGGGACAAAAATACTTGGTTTGGCGCAGACGAGGAGATGACTGCCCTCGCACTCGGCCTGCACGAAAAACTAGTCCGGTCTGGTGTAGATCCTCGTTCTGACGAGTATTACCGCCGAGTCGATGAGACTATGAAGAAGCGATTCCCGGAAGCGTTCAATGACGCCGAAGAGGAAGAGCCGACTCAAACGAAGCAGGCTCAAAAGCCCGCTCGCACAAAACCAGCCAATGTAGTGGCTCCGGTAACGCGGGGAACCGCGCCGCGTCAGGTCCGCCTGACACCGACTCAAGTTGCTATCGCCAAAAGACTGGGTCTGAGCAACGAACAGTACGCACGTGAACTTATGAAACTGGAGGCTAACTAAAATGGCTGAGAACAGACTCGCTCGTGAAATCGAGAATCGAGAGACCACGCAACGAAAGATGACGTGGGCCCCGCCCCAAACACTCCCTGAACCGGAGCCGCAAGAGGGTTGGGTATTCCGCTGGATACGGACCAGTATTATGGGTCAAGCAGATCCCTCTAATACGTCTGCAAAGTTTCGGGAAGGTTGGGAGCCGGTTAAGGCTTCTGAACAACCCAAATTGATGATGCAAGCTGATCCTAATGGTCGTTTTAAAGACAACATTGAGATCGGTGGTTTGTTGCTCTGTAAGGCCCCGTCTGAACTAATGAAGCAGCGTGATGGTTATTACGCCCAGCAAGCAAAGGCTCAGATCCAGTCTGTAGACAACAACTTTATGAGGCTGAACGACGAACGTATGCCCCTCTTTAACGAGAGGAAAACGACGGTCTCGTTTGGCAAAGGCAAATAAATTCACTTTTAGGAGTATCAAATGGCTTATCCCACTGTTGATGCACCTTACGGTTTGAAGCCGGTCAATCTGATCGGTGGACTTCCGTTTGCGGGTGCTACGCGACAGATTCCGATTGGGAGCAACTACGGCACCGCCATCTATAACGGCGATGTGGTTCAGTTGAACTCGTCGGGAAATGTCATCATCACGACCCTCCAGAACAACGCTTCGGCCGTTAACGGTGTCATTGGCGTGTTCCTCGGATGCTCGTACACCAACCCGGCTACGAAGCAGAAGCTCTTCTCGCAGTACTATCCGGGCGGTGTTGTCGCTGACGACATTACGGCGTTTGTTTCGGATGACCCGAACGCGCTGTACAAGGTTGTCAACGTGACGAGCAACGTTGCGGACAGCACTTCTGGCGGACTTCTCCCGGCTTTTGTTTCCCGCGCCAACTCGTTTGGCACGAACGCGGAACTCGTTCTCAACACGGGTTCTTCGGTCACGGGTGACAGCAAGATGGGTATTTACATCAACAACGTAACGTCCCCGTTGCCGTTCCGTGTGGTTGATGTGGTGGTGGACACTGCGAATAGCAGCGGCAACATTGTCGAGTTCATCGTCAAGTTCAACGCTGGTTACCACGCGTATAACAACGCGAATGGCACCTAATAGGGAGTCTTAAGAAATGGCTATTTCACGCGCACAATTACTTAAGGAACTCCTGCCGGGCTTGAATGCCCTGTTCGGCCTTGAGTACAAGCAATATGGTGAGGAGCACAAAGAGATCTACGAGACTGAGACCTCTGAGCGTTCCTTTGAAGAAGAGACGAAGCTGAGCGGATTCTCCGCTGCCCCGGTCAAGCCGGAAGGCCAAGCCATTGCGTACGATAACGCGCAGGAAGCTTGGACGGCTCGTTACAACCACGAGACGATTGCTCTCGGCTTCTCCATCACGGAAGAGGCTGTGGAAGACAATCTGTACGACTCGCTCAGCAAGCGTTACACGAAGGCTCTTGCTCGCGCTATGGCGTACACGAAGCAGGTTAAGGCTGCCTCGGTCCTGAACAATGGCTTCGCCTCTGCCTACGCTGGCGGTGACGGACAGCCCCTGTTCTCGGCCTCGCATCCGCTTGTTTCGGGCGGCACCAACAGCAACCGTTTGACGGCCTCGGATCTCAACGAAACCTCGTTGGAAGCGGCTGTCATTCAGATTGCTGGTTGGACCGACGAACGTGGTCTCTTGATCGCGGCGAAGCCCGGTAAGCTCATCGTTCCCCCGGCTTTGATGTTCACTGCCAAGCGCCTCCTCGACACGGAACTTCGTGTTGCGACCGCTGACAACGACATCAACGCGCTGAAGGCGATGGGTTCAATCCCCGGTGGCTACACCGTGAACCACTTCCTGACTGATCCGAACGGCTGGTTCTTGACGACCGACGTTCCGAACGGCATGAAGCACTTCGTTCGTACCCCGCTGCAAAACAGCATGGACGGCGATTTCGACACCGGCAACGTCCGGTACAAGAGCCGCGAGCGTTATAGCTTCGGCTGGTCGGATCCGCTGGGCATGTTCGGTTCGCCGGGCTCGTCCTGATAGGACTGAGAGGGGGGCTTCGGCCCCCCTTTCTTTTTTGGTGTACTAAGCGTATACAGTCGTTATCGGGAAAAATCGCTTATCAGACAGCCCCGACTGACGACATGCAGACTGATAAGCACAACTCGCATGTGAGGAATTGAAATGGCAAATACTACTTTTTCCGGGCCGGTTCGTTCACAGAACGGCTTCCAATCTATCTCCGTCAACAGCACCACGGGTGCGGTAACGGTCAACTCTTCTTTCGGCACCGACGTAGTTCTCGGCACCCAGTCCCTCTCGGGCGCTGGCGCGGTGGATATTACGAATGCCTTCACGTCGCTCACCACGTCTGGTCTGTCGCAGGCCCTGACTCTTGCTAATGGCGTGGTTGGCGAACTCAAGTACATCGTTCACACGGTCGATGGCGGTTCGGCGGTTCTGACCCCGACCACGGCGATTGGATTCTCAACCGTCACGTTTGCTGCGGTTGGTGACAGCGTTACGCTGATCTACACCTCGGCTGGCTGGGCGATTCTCGGTTCGCGTGGCGTGACGATTGCCTAATAGGAGCCGCTAATGGCTATGCAAACAGATGTATTAGCTAGTGCGGTTCGAACTACTGACGGACTTCTTGCTGATCAGGCAGGCAATACCCTCGGTCGTAATCGCATAAAGGCTATTTACATCATCCCCGCAGCCGGTGCAGGTAGCGTGGTGTTCAAGGACGGTGGCGCTTCGGGTACGGTCAAAATGACCGTGAATACCCTCGCTTCGTCCACGGCACCCGACTATATCCTGCTCCCCGGCGAAGGCATCGTGTTCCTGACCAACATTTATGTTGATGTTACGGACATTGCCTCGGTGATGGTGTTTTATGCCTAAGTCACCGGCTTGGCAGCGTAAGGAAGGTAAAAACCCTAAAGGCGGCTTAAACGCTGCTGGAAGGGCTTCCTACAACCGCGCGAACCCCGGTAAGCCGGGACTTAAGGCTCCGCAGCCCCAAGGCGGTTCTCGTAAGAAATCCTTCTGTGCCCGGATGTCTGGGATGAAGCGAAAGCTGACGAGCGCAAAAACCGCTAACGATCCGAACTCCCGTATCAACAAGTCCTTACGTGCATGGAAGTGCTGAGTCATGGAAATGCTAGTTTGGAACATGGTTCTGACGGGAATCGTAGCGTTATTGGGTTTTGTGGTTAAGGAGAAGTTTGCCGAGCTACAAAGACTCGGCATTTTGCTAAATAGGACTCGGGAAGAAGTAGCGCGTGATCACATCACTCGTGCAGAAGTCCGGGAAGATATGCGTCAACTGATTGACAGATTGGAGAAGTTGGATCAGAAAATTGACCAACTGATTAAAAATGCCAAGTAAGTCAGGTAAACAGCATAGATTGATGGCGGCGGTTGCCCATAACAAGGCATTCGCTAAGAAGGTCGGCGTCCCGCAATCTGTGGGGCGTGATTACGTCAAGGCCGACAAAGGCCGCAAATTCAAAGGTAAATCCAAATGAAAGAGTCAAAGTCGATGATGAAGAAGGAAGTCTCCTTCATGAAGAAGAAAGGCGCTCCGAAGTCGATGATCAAGCACGAAGAGAAAGAGATGAAGGGCTACAAGAAAGGTGGCTCGGTAGGCTCGTTCCGTAAGGCTGCTGACGGCGTTGCCAAGAAGGGCAAGACCAAGGGTAAGGAAATCAAGATGATGAAGGGTGGCTACTGTGGCTAAGAACGTACGTAAACCCGTAATGCCGCCTACGTCGCCCCGCGACGACTTGGTTCCTCCGCACATGCTGCCGGATGTCCCGACGATTAAGCCGGGTGCCGGGTTTGGCGACGACATCAAGAAGGCTCCGCCTAGCCCGCCTAAAAAGAAAATGGCTGGTGGTGGCTCTGCTTCCAGCCGCGCCGATGGCTGCGCCGTGCGTGGTAAAACCAAGGGTCGGTTTGTGTGATGGCTAGCAAGAAGCTGAGTGAGATGACCGACGAGGAACGCTACGGCAAAGTAGGCGCAGAGATTCGTCGCCTTGATCCGGAGGCATACAAAAACCGCCCTCGCTCAATGGAAGGGAATCTCAAGCTGCTGAAAGAGTTGCGAGCCAAGGGCAAAGAAACTCCGACTAGTGCCGCGCCTGCTGCACCCGTAACACCGATTGCGAAAGGCCCAACCACTCGTGGCGGTCGCCGGGCGTCGGCAGAAGAGACGGAAGCTAGCAATCGCCGTATCTCGGACAAGATGATTGCTAACCGCGCCAGTGCGGCGATGGAGCGTAATCGTGGAACGCTTCCGAGTGACCGGGGTACGGGGTTCCGTACTCAGGCTGAAGAGACGGGTATGGACGCCGATCAGCGTGCAGCCAAGGCGCGTGGCTATGCTAAAGACATCGCTTTGACAGCGGGTGCGGCGAAGCTCGGCTCTGCTGCAGGCTCTGCATATCGTAGGACCGGTGCACAGTTCCGTAGGGCTGCTGATAAGGCGTCGGAGATGGAGGGTAAGGTTCTTGCCCGCAAAGATATCCCGTCGTACTCGGAGCGTTATCGTGCGGGCGAGTCTGCAGCGGCTCGTCGTGCTTCATCCCCGAGGCGTGAGCGTGAAAGGCTAGAGCGCATGTTGGACGAGAAGTTGTCCTCTGACATGGCGGGCGGCTTCAATAAAGGCGGTCGCGTGAAGAAGTATGCAGGTGGCGGCGCGGTATCGTCTCGTGCGGATGGTATTGCCAAGCGGGGTAAAACCCGATGCCGGATCATCTGACATGATGGCCTCTCGCGGCATGGGAATTATGGCCCCCAGTAAAGTTCCTAGGGCTAAACGCCGTGGGGACTCTAAGCCTGTTGAAGGCACTGGGGAGCCGATCCGCACTGGATATAAAGCAGGGGGTCTTTATGAAAACATTCATAAAAAACGTGCTCGCATTGCTGCGGGGTCAGGCGAAAGAATGCGAAAGCCCGGTAGCCGAGGCGCACCCACCGCCGAAGCCTTCCGTCAAAGCGCGAAAACCGCAAAAAAGTAAGAGAAAGAAGTAATGGCTGACAAGACTACAGCTACAACCGACTTCAACCTTGACCTCAACAACATCGTTGAAGAGGCTTTTGAGCGTTGCGGTGCGGAATTGCGTACGGGATATGATCTTCGTACGGCCAAGCGTAGTCTGTCGCTGCTTCTGATGGATTGGTCCAACCGTGGCATCAACCTGTGGACTCTTGAGCAGGGCACGCATGTCCTGACTTACAACCAAGGTACCTACGATTTGCCGGCGGACACGGTGGATCTTCTTGACCACGTAATCCGTACGGGTACGGGTACGAACCAACAAGACATTAACATCACCCGTATTTCGTCCAGCACCTACGTTTCGATCCCGAACAAGAACGCGACCGGTCGTCCGATCCAGATTTGGATTAACCGTCGTACGGGTGCAACAGGTGCAGATAACGTCGTGGTTTATCCGCAATTTACGGTATGGCCGAAGCCGGACAATACGACCACTTGGACTCTGTATTACACCCGACTGCGCCGTATGTTTGATGTTGGAAACGGTTCCAACGGTCAGGATATTCCATTCCGGTTTTTGCCCTGCATGATCGCGGGCTTGGCCTACATGCTGTCAATGAAGATCCCCGGTGCCGCAGAACGCACGACGCTTCTGAAGGCAGAGTACAACGAGGCTTGGGATCTGGCTGCTGGCGAAGACCGGGAAAAGGCTGCGGTTCGGTTTGTTCCGAGAGAGTCGTTCTTAGGCGGGTACTGAGATGCCTAATCGCTTTGCGAGTGGCAAACATGCGATTGCGGAGTGCGACCGGTGTGGATTCCGGTTCAAACTTCGGCAGTTAAAGTCTCTCGTTATCAAGACCAAGAACGTCAATATCTTGGTTTGCGCGGAGTGTTGGGAACCTGATCAGCCGCAGTTGTCGCTCGGTCTTTACCCTGTCGATGACCCGCAGGCCCTACGGAATCCCCGCCCGGACTTAAGCTACTTCGAACCCGGCAATAACGGAGCCGGTGGTAGTAGAATGATTCAATGGGGCTGGGCACCTATTGGTGGTGCTAGGGCCGACGACGCGGGGCTTACCCCGAATGATTTAGTAGCCCAATGTTTAGTGGGCGATGTAACGGTCGCACTGACCTAGGAGACTGAAATGAAGAACGGTATGCGAAAGATCGCACGAGAAGAGGTTGGCAAGCACGAACGTGCTATGCACGGCACGAAGAAGATGCGTGCTGGTGGCAAAACCAACAGCGAAATGAAGAAGTACGGTCGTGGTATGGCGAAGG